TAAATGATATTGTAAAGGTTAGATGCACCAGTTGCTGCTGTACCATTAAGGTTGATTCCATCTCCGCTGGAACCGGGGAAACCACTACCAATAGAACCGACAACTCCAGCAGCCTTCAATAGATTGTTACCTGCTAATCCACCAAAGGAGCCATACGTTGCGGCTTCCAAGTCTCTCATTGTGTTGATGTACTTTGTCATTATTTTCATCTCCTTTTTTTTAAGTTATACTCGTTTAGAGTTGAGCCTCCAACCTTTCGACCAGAGCGTTAATGTCGTTCCAATCCATTTTTGCGATTTCATCGCTAGTTGGGAGGTCTAATTCTGATACTGCTTCTTCCTGCTTGCGGATTACTGACTCTTGGTTATCCCCTAGAGAAGTTAGAAGGTCTGAGAATTGCTTCCTCAGTTCGGCAACTTCTGACTTAGCATCATAGTTAGCCTTCTCAATTTCCTCGGTCTTTGTGACCATTTCAGAATTAAAGCGGGTCTGGAACTTGCCCTTGATTGCATCGTAAGCGGCCTTTTCGAGTTGTTCAGCCTTAAACTCTGCATAGGCTTTCTCAAGGTTTTCTGCGGAAAGGTCAAGAGTTGATTGCTCATCGAACTTAGCCATGTAATTGCTACTTAGTTGGTCATGGGATTCACTGACTAAATCACCAGCGCCACCATGCTCAATCTCTCCAGCATCTAAACTGGTTTTTGATTTCTCTTCGTTATCCTGATATTCCGCCATTGCCACTTCTTCTTGTGGAACCTCTTCCTCAGTTGCGGTATCCATCAGTTCTTCTTCGTCTTCTTTTACTACTTCCTCGGTCATGTTATTTACCTCGTTGGATATTTCTGTCTTTTTACTCAAGTTCTTATTATAGTTTTCCACACTTTTATTACTATTTTCAGAAAATTCTTCTTCTTTATTAACTTCCAACTCATCCTTTTTCTCTAAAAGTTCATTTAATGCATTCAATGCTTTTTCTATTTCGTTCATTTCTTTTCCTTCCTTTTCCATTTTTAATATGTCAAACTTTGCTTCAGGATTAATTCCCTTTTCACAGATAGTTACTTCATGTAATTCTAATTTTGAAATTTCATTATAATCCCCATATTCATTATGACTTTTCTTTTTCTTCTCTAATGCTTGGCCGCCAATACTGAAAGAACGAAGAGTGCCTTCTCTTATTTCTCTACCAACTTCTTTGGCTTTTTCAATATCTTCTCTCATTTTAATAACAACAAAAAACCCAACATCATCTACCCCAGTTTTCCAAAGTTTACCAGATTTATCTCTATATTGAGGAATAACTTCCCCTACCTGAACATTAGAGTGGTTAGTCATAACATTTCTAAATTTAGTAATTTTCATATATTTACCAACGGCTTCACCTAACGCATCTAAAGTAATCAAATCGTTTTGTTTGTCTACCATTTCAATAGAGGCATAACCGCCTATCACTAAATCATCAGATTTTAGAATACTAAAGGGGTCATGCCTGACTGGGCTAATTGACCTTACAATAGAAGCAGAACTCATGAATGAGGGTTTCTTGGGTTTACTATATTAATTGTTCCTGAATTTTAATTTAGCAAATTTATCTTTAGAAATATCCCAAACACCTTCATCAGTATCAGAATCTACTGGTTTTGTCTCTAAACCTGTCCAAGCCAACCATGTATCTTTACCCTTAACAGGGATAACCCTAACGTGGAACTTAGTATCAAATTTATTTCCTTCTAATATGTATTCATGATAACCATCTCTTTGAACCCCTAATTCTACTTTACCTGAATCTACCAATTTACCTTTCTCATAACGTGCCTCAACTTGAGCAGGGAATTTACCAGATTTACCAAAGAGAGAAAATATGTCTTCTTCATCTTCTATATCTATTTCCCAACCGAATAACTCATCACTCACTTTGAAGACTATACATAGATTATCATTATCTTTCTTGTAAATCTTAAATTCCCCATTTCTATATTCATCAGGGGTTTTGTAATCTTTTTCTATCATATCATCAGCGGCCAAAAACACATCTTCATTTTTATTATAACTTATGTCTTCCAATTGTTTCATCCAATCTTTTAATTTCTTAGCATTTGAATCAAATAAATTATTATAATAATTAATTTGTTTTTCTCTCACAAATTCCTCTATCTTTTCAAAAGGAGTCTCCCCATTCTCCATTAAATAATTCTTAATCGTCACTCTAAATTTAGCCTTTTGAGTTTTTAACATTCCTTCTATTTCAGTCTTCCAAACATCAATATCTAATAGGGCATTCTTAGCCATTAGATTATTTTGTTCAAAACCATAGAAAGTAAACCCGTCTAAATCTGATTTAATGATAGCGGTTGTCTCACCATGTATTACATCAGAGATGCGATATCCTTTTTCTAACGCTTCCACATTATAATTGAGAGATTTTTTAGTATCTTGCGATAGTAATTCTAAAGTAATTAATTTCTCAGGTAATTCTACTTCTGGAATCTCAATAACCTTAGCAGAGAATAATTTGTAACCGCCGTTTTTATCTTTCTTAACCTCATCTATCTTAACTCGAATAATGGCCCCGACCTCAACATCTATTTTTGTATTCAAGGCTTTACCTACTTCTAAATATTCTCTATCATTAACCACCTTAGTATTTTTAAAATCATCATCATCTGTTAGTGGACCCGCACCTAAAGTGTAAGTGAACATATTCGATTTGGTGGTTTTCTTATCTAATACTATCATATCTAAATCCACAAATTTCTTCCACTTAATCCATTTTGGATTCTTTTTAGTACCAATAAAATAAGTAGAAGTCAAATCTTTGATTACTACCCCTTCAGCAGTTGGTATTTCCATAATTTCTTCTGCATATTCCTCCACTTCCTTAATAGAGTCAGCATAACGTGTGTCTTTCTTAGAAGGAAATGCTAATTTCTCATCAGAATGAGTCGAATAATTATTGAATAAGATAGTGAGTCGTTCCGATAATTCATCTTCATGTAATTCTTTATCTTCGTGCCTCATAATATCAAAGGCGTGTGCTCTTAATTCTGAATCTTCTGTTTCTTTACCTTTGAATATTCGAGCCACCACTTCTGCTCTATGTAGCGGTTCTTCTTTTTGGAAAAGCATTAATTCCGCATCAAGTATGCAATCTCCAAAGTGTTTAGCAGCCATTATTTTCTTTTGCTCTGGACATTTATCTGTTATATCTTTACCATTGAATGAATAAATCTTAATTTTTTCATCTATCTTATGAATTTGAATTCTCATTCCATCATATTTCTCTTGGACTACCCACTTACCAGTAAATCCCTTTAATTCTTTCAAATCATCTATATCGAAAATCCTATACATTGGTTTGTTAGGTACTAAAAAATGGATATCAGATTTCTCCGCTTTTTCTAAACTAACTGTTTTCTTCCACTTAGATTCACCATGATGGGAAATATATATTTCTTCTAAGAGTTTACGAGCGGCCTTATATTTACCTTTGATTCTTTTAGTATCTTTATCATCTCCATAATGCTCAACTACAAAATCAATAACATCCTTTTCGACCAAATTAAGACCTTTATATCCTTCAGTAATAGTATCTGGTTCCAAATCGTTCTTTTCCCAAGCATCATCACTTAATGATTTATCGTGATTCCTTATTGCCCAATGGACAAATTTAGCAAATAAAGAGGGATTAGACATCAATTGGTCTAATACTTCTTCTTCGTATTTAATACTGAAAGGGTCTTTAACAATTCCAGCGGAGTACCTTAATTCTTTAACTTGAGAATAAATATTCCTCGCAATGTCTGTCTCTATATTCTCTGCTTCATCAGAAAATAAATTCTTTTCATTGATTACTTTCTTTATTTCTTTACTGAATTCATCTATATCATCCCATTGCTCACGCAATGTTTTGACTTCTTTCATCCATTTTTTACCATACTGTTTAGGGTCAGATAAAGCAGAAAGATATGACATTCGCATTTTTTCAAAAAATTGAATGACCCTGAGAGTTATCGGGGTATCTTTCGTAATAGAGACAGGCACACAAAATCACCTAATCTTCTTGAATTGTTTTAGGGTCTGGCATAGATGCCTGTCTTCTTTTTCTCTCTCTATGAGATTCTGGCCATCGTTCAGGGCGAGCAGTAGCAGGGTGGGGCCAATGGGGAGTTGCTTTCATTCTATCCATTAATTTATTATACTCTTTTAGAAAATCAGGGTCAAATTTATTTTTATATTTCTCCATTAAAGCGTCTAATTCATCTAAATCTCGTTTAACTGATTTAGAAATATTACCACTTGCGTATTCTCTCTTTCCTTCCTTAACGGTAGCACCTTTACCATCAGCAAGATGACCTGTCCCTAATACTGGGGTCTTGTCTTTCTGACCTTTTGTTCTTTCAACTTTCACTTCTTCGCCAATGACGAATTTCATCAGTTTTTCTACATACTCTGTTCTTTCATTTGTCATTTCAAACATACTCCTTAATTTGCTTAATTAGTTCATTTATTTCATCTACATGTAAAAGACTATAATCAGACTCAACTATTCTAAAGTCGTTATCTAGAGTATAGTCGGCTAAAATGATTTCATGTCCTGATTCAGAATCTAAAGTTATACGATAATAA